TAACTCATGAACTAATGTTTTTGATGGTACTTGACAACTCATTTTAATTCATGGAATTTAGTACAGACAATCTCTGAACCAAAACTATTTTGGGTTAATGTATGTTTATAGCCCACGACGAACCAACCACCGTTGAGCTTATTTGTAACTCGGTTTTTATTATTAGCTTGATAAGTAATATTAATAAAGTTACCAGTATCAATTTCATATATACCTTGAGATCTGAAAGATAACATCGTAGATATATTAATTAAATTTTTAAATATAATATTTCTTCCCTCGTATCTTGCAGTCTCAGAATCTGAAGTAGTAGAGTAAAGAGATTTGTAAAAAGTATTATCTGTAATTTTAGGGTTTTCTTCTCTATTCAAGCTTGTACTACTATTAAGTAAATCCGTATTAATATATTTAGTGAGGGATTCTACAGTATTATCGTTTGAAAATAGGTTAAATTTCTTTTTATTAAAATTGTAGTTAATAACTTTGTAGTTAATTATATTCTCTAACGTGTGTTTTGCGTTTTCGTTATATATATTATAATCTGTTACCCTCACGGAATTAACATTTTTTGCATTTTCAGAAGGAGCATCTTCTGTAGTTAATAAGAAATTTCCTCCATAGTTATTTTCATAATTATTCGTAAGATAATCTTCATACATGCTCTTTATACTGACTAAATTAAACCTATTGTCTCTTTGCAGTAAATATAAAAAGTTATTCTCATCATCTAAAGCTTTATCTAGCAAAAAATTTAAACTATCTAAAGAGGTATCGGAATAGTTAGATGTAAAGCTTGTTTTATTCGAAGTCTTGTGCCATTGCTCTTTATTTATAATATCCTCATCAAAATTATTTTTAAGGACCTTTTCTATTGCTTTATCAATTTCTACTCCTCTATCTTTATCAGACAGTTGAGTTGTATCTCCGTTTAATAATTCTATAGTAGAAAACGGAGCTTTATTATTTCTTAACATGTGAAGATATATACTTTCAACATAAAAAGTTTTTATCTTATTATTATTTTCTATGTTATTAGACTCATCAATAACAGATAGTAAATAAGTTTTTACTTTAACTTTTCTCTTTATATTTATTATTATAAAGTTTTGACCGGTTTCTAAAAAACTATAATTAAGTTTATACTCTAAATTATCACTACCTAAAACATCAAAATGATTGTTATTGTTTTTGATTTTAAGAGTGCCTTTAACAAAGGGGGAATTTAAGTTTTCTTCTATTACTAAACTAACAAAGTTATCAATTGGTATCGGTAGTTTCGATACTTTATTATAAAAAATAATTTCGAACCCAACTCTCTCTCCATCTATTGTCAAAAAAGAATTGGGGTCTAAAGTATTAGAATTATATGGTTGTAATTTAGGCATTATTAAGTTTGAGTATATTATTTATAATATCATCGACATATTCTTTTTTTATTATCTTCAAAACTGTACCAGGCTGAACAACCGATATAGGATTAGTTATATTGTTTGTCAATAATATAAACCACCATAAATCTTGAGTACTATAGACATCGAAGCTTATTGCTGTATATGGTACTTTGTTAGTTATTGTTTTATTATAAAAAATACCAGGTGATAAGTCCTCCGGGAACTTTACTGTTTTAATTATATTATAAAAATAATATTCATTATTTGTACCAACGTTGAATATATTTTCATACCTAGATTTACTTATCTTAGATAAAGCTTTTATCTCGTTATTTTTTAAGTTTAAATCTACTATTTTCATTATTGTTTAGTTACTGTTACTTTGTTATCCAAACTATCTAAGAATAGATTTTTTGATTCAGGTAATAAACTTTTTAAATTAATGGTAACTTTGAAAGCTTCGGGTATAAGGGTTTTAAATTGTTTTAACTCTAGACTACCATTTTCATCTTGAATATTAATAGATACATCTTTAGGTTGTCTATTACCAATACTTTGAACATTGATAGACGAAATATAACTATACAAATATGTTAATACCCCTGGAACTTGAGCTTTATATATTACTGGTGGATCGAAAAATAACTTATTTCTCCTATTAGGTAGATTCTGATATAATAAAAGGAAAATTAATTCCCAGTTATGCTGATAGCTATTTCCCGTACGGTTATCATGATGACTATCATAAGTATTATCTAGTATTAACTCAAAACTAGTACTGGGTCCTTCTGCAGGGTATGAAAATGCTTTCGCGAAATCCATACCAAATCCCGTAGTAGCAGCGCTCGCAATATCTGCGAATTTGGTTAAAGCATTCCTCGCGAAATCAATTTCTTTTATACTACTACCTAATGCATCACCACCCCAACTATTGGTAACAGTTTTCCATTCTCCTACAAAATAAGGCATTATATATTTAAATTTTGTTGGATATACCCCGTATATATTTTCATAGGATTTCATATAAGAGTTTGATCCGGTATCTATACCTTTACTTATTACATTAGATTCATTTAAAAAACCTCCTATGTCTGTTATGTTTTGACCAATAGAATCTTTGTAGGCTTCAGATTGCTCTGGATTGCCTAATAATGTTTTAATTCTGTCCCTTGCCACACCGAGTAAACTATCATCTGGAATCGACTTTACCAAACCAGTAACTCCCTCTTTAACAGCGTTATGTATGTTTTGTATATTAGAGAAAAAACCAGGTTGAGTTACATAATATTCTCTTAAATGTATAACTGGTATATTACTATCTAAATAACCGTTTTGATTATTTCTTTGAGTTTTAGTCCATTTAAATGACTTTGACACATTAATAATGCCACTACCGATAGTAGGCTCTGGTAATGGAGCCATGGTACTGGTAGATATTTTATTTATTAAGGCGGCGCCTGTAATTTTATCTTTAACCTCTGGGCTTGAATTTAATTTAAAATAGCTACTCATAATTTTATCCTGCTACAGAAATTCTTTGTCTTTCTCCATAATCCATACTTGGACTAGTTACAGATGTATTGTTATTCATAACTACAGGTTGTTGTTGTTGTATAAAGTTTCTCAATTCTTCCGCTAACGACTCAAAAGCTCTTGTATTTCTATCTACTGCATTATTAAAAGTAACTGTCGGTAATGCCTGTTCTTGTTTTTTCTCTGCGGAGCCACTCGTTCCTGGATCTGCAAATTCGTAGTCTTCTAAAATCTCTCTTCTTGCTTGTAACTTGGAAGTGCCTTCTTTGAGAGATCGTTGTTCAATATACTTTCTTCCTTCTGCGGATGATAAAAATTGATTTAAAGCTCCTTTTGATTCATATTTGCTGAAATCTATATTATTTAATTTTCCTATATCGGATAATTTTTTCTGTATTACTTCCTCTGTAAGAGCTTCTTTATTAAGATTTTTCTGTATTTCTAAACGTTCCTTCAGCTTCTCATTTTGCTCATCTATCTTCTTTGCATCTTGATACGTGGAATACGTATCACCTACTTCAGATATTTCCTGCATTGTCGCGGCGATTGTTTTTGATTGATTATTTAAAGCATACCAGGCACGACCGAGCGGGCCTTTTTCGGATAAATCATCTGCAACTTTCTGTAACTCAGCTTTGCGTTCCGCTTCACTCATTGTTAATAAGTTAAATGTATCATATGCCTCGAAACCGACTGATGCTACTGTACCAAGAGGTCCTAGTACTTTACTAAGGCCTCTTGCAGTAGCTCCAAGGCCTTTACCCACTCCTCCAGCTACTCTCGATATAGATGAAGGGGGTTTAGGGGGTTTAATTTTTGATAATCTCTCCGCGATTTTGTTAGAATTAGCTAAATTTTTCTCAGCTTGAGCAGTCCTTTTAATTGTTCTGTCAAGATCTTTTGTTCTTTTATCAAGTACTTCTTTTGTTTTCTTCGTCAATTTTGAATCAGGATTATTTTTATTTACCCGGTCATATTGTCTTCGAGCTCGATCTCTACTTTGCCGAGATTTTGATTCTTTATTTTTAGCATCGTCTAACCGTTTTCCCATCCGTTCTTGAGTAGGAGCCCGCGCAATGCGACTCCTTACCCCTTGGTTTGCACGTCCTAGTAGATTACGACCCTTATTAAGCGCAGCCCCGGTAAATCTACTAGTACCTCTTATGAGATTATTTATAAGACCACCAGTTGCAAGATATGGTGCCATACCCAAACCAAATGTTTTAAACACATCCGCAAAACTAGCACTACCTGTTTGGTTTTCTTTTTTCTCTTTTGACTCACTCGCGGCTTTTTGATTATTATATATATTTTTGGCAATAGATTTATCTTTTTCTATCTCCATGCTTTTATCTCTACGCAAGCCACTAAAATACTTTTTGAACATGTTTTGTTGGCTTTGTAATAGACTTCGAATATCGTCTAGCTTACTAACCATTGTATCAGATGTATTAATATCTGATTTTTTTATATCATTTAATATTTCCTTTGTAGAACTTTGTTTAGCTAGCTGTCTGTGAAGATTCACTAAAGAAGACTTTATACTATTATTACCCGCAATAGAAGTATTAACAGATTTGGTGAGGGATTTCATATCACCCTTTACATTACTCATTTCTTGTAAAAATTGTATATCCATCGCCATATAAAAGTATTTAATTTAAAAGTAAATATTTCATTGACAATAAATAGTATTATAAGATTAATCTTATATAAAAATATCTTAAATTACTAAATAATTATACCATGGCAGATATCAAGCAAACAATACAAGATTTTTATAAGGTTGCGCAAACTAAAGATTTCGCACGGGACTATCAATTTAGGGTGTTAGATGTTTCTAACAAAGGAGCATCTATTTTCACTGAAGATCAGTTAGTTTATGCAACAACGGCTAACATACCCGGTAAAAAAATTAAACCCGTATCAGTACCATATTCTGGGTTTAACTTTAATATACCAGGTCCGGTTGAATACAATCAAACAGCAGCGTTCCCGATTGCATTTTATCTCGACGCTCAAAGCTCAGCGCGAATAGCAATGGAGAATTGGATTCAAGAGACTTTTGATGAAGTAACATCTACTGGCGATCAGACTCTTCATAATGATAGTACTATTACATTAGCTCAACTTGATGGTGAGTTCGAAGTTATTCGTACTTATAAGTTATTTGGTGTGTTCCCAGTCGAAGCCGCAGATGTTTCTTATACTATGAATTCATCAGATGGTGGAATTGTTGATTTCACTGCATCATTTGCGTACCAGTTTTTTAGAAGAGACAATGAAATTGGCCAAGTCTTAAATAAAGTAGGTAAATTACTCTAAATAGAATATAAAAAGGTTGTATCTGCCTCAATGTTGACGTGATAAGTGTTATAAATCTCTTCAGTGAGATTATTGATATGTTTGTTAATAATCTCTAGAGATTTATAGCTTATCACATCATATAATTGATATAGATCTTCTTTTGAGTCCGCAGTAACTTTTTTATCTTGAGAACTGATTTCAATACTTTTAATAAATTTAAAAATGTTATAAAAAATTAGGTCTTTTGTATCAGACTTACATAGTTTTATAGTTTCCGACAAATCCGACATTTTTGGTATATTAAATTCAATATTATATTTTACAGAATTATCTTGAAATGATAATTTTTCCGGGGTTTTAATGCCATCTATATTACCTTTTACTTTTTTATCGACTTCGTCTAAATTAATATCATTATAGATATTGTTTTCTTCTTTACGTACATAAAAAATAGTATAGCAAAAATCAAGATAATTTAAATCTAATGTAGTTCTATCCTTTACAAAATCGATGAGATACTTAGTATACTCGTATATAATCTCACTACTAGTACCTATATCAACTATTTCATTAATACTATTAAGAGAATCAACGCTATACCTTTTTATTTCAATTTCAGTACCATGTACAGGTAATTGCATTCTTAAAATATTATTTTGATTAATAATAGTGAGTATATCTTTAATACTAGTCTCCTGATTTGTCATACAATTCTTTAAGTAATTTATAATAACATATAGATTGTTCAACTGTGATATTATCCAGAGTATCATATCCCATATTACCTTCTTTGCTTAAAATTAGGCGGATTTTTCTCAAATAGTTTATATTATAACAACACGCATAAAAAATAAGTTTATATATATTTGTAGAGTTATATACGAACTGCTCTCTAAAATCTATATTTTTTGTATCCCTTATAACTATTTTGTTGAGTCTAGATATTATGTCACTATGTACAAATCTTTTTATTTTTTTATAACTAGATACTCTTATAGAATTGAGAATGTTTGAATTATCTTCTGTTATAATTGTATTATTTATTTTATGTATACATTCTAGGGTAGGGTCTGTAGAAATTGCAGCACTCGGATATTTAATTTCAATTTTAAAGCCATCTATGTTTTTAGTAAAAAATCGCTTTTGTGGTATATTAGTGAGAAATTCGTTTTTTGATAATAATAAATCTCCTTTAAATTTTTTAGTATTTATTGGAAATGTAAAGTTTTCGTTATTACTATATATTGTGTTTTTTATTGTTTCTATATAATCTATAATATTATAACCTTTAAAAAAATTAAAAACATTATCAATATTATTTACATCTATTTGACTAGTAAGATATTCTATATCATTAAATGTTAGTAAGGACGACATCGTATCTGTTGAATTTCCATTGGATTCTCTGATCTACTAGATTAGAATCAACTGTATATTGATATCTATCTGCGCTCTCAGTATCTACAGGCACACAATCCTTAAATGTATATAATTTTCTTATTATAGATTTTTGAGATGTAAAGAGCCCAGAAGAATTTATTCCTTTACCTAAAAATACAACTTGTACATCTGTATATAAGCTATTATCGAAGCAGCCGTTACGAGCTATCAGTCTTATCCACGGCTTAAAAATTAAATCATTTAAACTTAAGTTAGTATCATAAAAACTAGTTTTTAACCCAGTGGAGTCATATATTCTACCATTGTTTACTGTAATGGGTAAAAACCCGTTTACATTAGAATTATGCTGTATCACGCTAGTACTATTTTTATCATCAGGTATGTCAACTCCAGTTGTAAGAGCTTGAATTTTATTTCTTTGAAAGACTTCTTTAGTTTTAGATATACCTATTCTATTATCATTCGATGTTTCTCCTATCGCTTGATATAGGTCGTCCGTTAATGCATCTGGTATACTATACGATACATAAAATAAATTAGAGTCAGATATTGTGGTGTCAAACTCAAGTAATCGATTATAGAATTCCATTATAATTCCATTACTCGCGTCATTTGTTTGGTATTCTATGCCCCTACTCATTTAAAATATTTATAAAAAAAGCTCGGCTTTCGCCGAGCTTTGCAATGTTATATGAATGGGTTTTTTACTGTCCTACTATTTCTTCAAAGTTAACATCATTGTTAACAGCGTAGAAGTTAACGAGAATAAACTCTGCAGCACGAACTGGTTTCAAGTAGATATCTACTACCAATTCATTATTCTCAATTCTATCGGAAGTATTATTCCTTTCATCACATACAATCAAGTAATCATAAACACCCTCAGTTTGCTTACAATTCTCAAATATAGGTGTTAAAGTATTAACAACCTTTGTACGAGTTAAGAATGTATTCGGCTCGAAGATGAATGACTTGAGAGTTGTTCTTGTACGTTTCTCAAGATCCAAGAACAATCTACGAACATTAACTCGATCGAATGCTGTAGGCTTACGTTGTAATGTCTTTTGACCAAATACAATAATACCTTCATTAGGGAATTGAGTTACAGGATTAATTGCAACTCTGTATAATTGATCTCTTTGACGTTGTGTTGGACTAATCGCAATATCATTTGCTTGAGTAACAATACCTCTTGAATAACCTGCAGGAGCATACCAAGGAGCGAAGTTAGCATCGTTTCTTGCATATATACCAGCTGCGTTACCAGAGAATGGGACCCATATTTGTTTATCAGAGATTGAATCATAAGTTTTAATCCAGTTACCATAAACTACAGCAAAGTTACTATTAGCTGATCCAAACTGATGTCGGAATGGCCAATAAACATGTTGACTGAAGTTTTTAGACTTATCATCCAATATCTTACCATTGTCACCTTGTACGACAATATTACGTAATACATCAGCAATGAATACATGGTCTTTACGAGTTTCTCTTGCGAACTGCTCGAACTTATTGAATATAGTTCTGTAATCATCTCTAATTGAAATAGCATCTCCTGCAGGTGTCATATTCTCGTTGAGAGTATAAAAACCTGTATTAGCAGTAGGGCTACCTAAGTTTAAGAATGCGGTATCTTCGAAAGCACCAGCTGCTTTTACAACTGTATCGCTTGAATATCTCTGATTTACCCAAACAGTACCAAGACCAGCTTCGATTGAAACATCAACATTAAACTGATCTACATTAGATGCAATATCGAATATCCTATCAAGCTTAGATGGAATACTACCTAAGTTCTTAGATGTATTCTTTACATCAGCATAAGCACCTAGACCAACGATTCCAGTTTCTTTTGTATAATTAGTAGTTGATCCTAATTCACTATCTCTGAAATCCTCCATGATCTCAGCTGTTTCGTTAGTATATGTTTTTTCAGTATGTACTCTGACAAACTTCTTAGGGGCTTCAGAATTAGCAGATGTCCAGTCACCAGCGTGTTTACTGATATAAGGGTTAACTAAAACTTTAACATTTGCAGAGGCATCATCTTGTTCTTCTAAGAAGAATGATTTTCTTTCTCCGCCGTTTTCATTTTGTACTTTTCTAAATGAGTTAAGAGAACCAGTATAACCTTCAGCGAGGAAATAACTTAACTTCAGATCTGTATTAGAAAATGGTGTAACTCGTACTTTAAATAAACCTAATGAAATAGTATCAACGAAATCTGCACCGTTAATATTGAATTGAGGTATTTCCTCTAATGTTCTACTAACTGAATTTGCATTAGAAGTACTTGCTGCACTTAAACTATAATCTAACCTTGAAGTAGGTACTGTAGTAAAATCAGCTGGCTTCTTGCCTCCAGCTGTGGTAGCAACATACTGATTAACTGCGCCATCAAAATTAGTTGCAGGATTAATATTCGCACCATCTATAAGACCAACATAATAACCTTCAAAGTTATTATTAACAGTTGTCTTAGCCTTATTAAGTACTATTAAACCAGCACCTTTAATGGCATCGGTTGCAGTCAATTGACCTGTTGAGAAGTCTTTTGATTTACCGTCTGCTGCATCATTTGACCATGTCAAGTTACCATCTAATGCTTGATTATAAGCAGCTTGATCTAGTTCTACTAAAGTCGGTGAACCTAGGATATAATAATCACCAGCTGATAATCCATTTGTTGGAGTTCCACTGAGACTAATACCATCTGAACTATAAGCTATAGCTTTAACGATTGTTTGTGCAGATACTGAGCTTAATGCTGTTGCGATTTCACTACCAGATACAAC